TCTGGAAACGTGAATAGAGAGCTATAGACCTCTTGAGCCCGAGCATTTGCTCGACCAGTGACCTGAACGGTCATCGGGCCGTTTTGAATGAAATCAGGCTCAATGGTCGTAATTCGGACGTACCTATTCTGGCCCTTTGTCAAATTTGAAAGGTCGGCGGTCTCAAAGTAACTCTCAATCGGCTGGAGGGACTGGCCATCAATTTCATCGACCCCTTGCTCATGAATCCAGACATTGTATCCACTGTCAGAGGGGACGCAGCCAGTAAGCAATGGGGCGGCGAAGCCGTTGTTGTAACCGCCAGAGGCTCGGCCATCGGCCGGCAATTCGGTGTCGTACCAGCTCTGCTCCCGCACGTTGTAGATGACCGCGTGCGTGCATTCGGTGGCGTCGCCGCGGGGATAGCAGAACCATATTTCCCCGAAGTGAGGAACCTTGAACGAGAAAACCTTACTTCGCTGAGTCGGGTTTATGTTGTCAAAAAACCAGTTGAGGTTCATTTGGTTGGGCACCTCGCGCACAACCCCGTTGAACATCAGGAACCGATCAACGCCGGCCCAAAAAAAGATGCCGTCGTAATCAATAACAGAGTCTGGCGACATAATTGAGGTATCAGTCGCAATAACGTCAAACTGAAAGACCGTGGCGCCGCCCGTGAAGCTAGCGCGAATAACCGCATCATAGGCCCAGAAAATACCAGCCGGGGCAGAGCCAGAGCCTGCGCGGAGTGGCATGCCCTTGATGATTTTTTGACTCCAAACGCGAGCGATGCCGCTGCCAGAGCCCGAAAGGTCGGACGGCGTTCCTGCCACCGACCAGCCAACAATCCCAGCCGTTCCGTAGTAGAACAGGTAGGGGAACAGCATCACGATGCCGCCCGTCGCATTGGCGCCTGCTGGAATTGTCACCTGAGTCAGCGCCGCGGTTCCGGTCAAATCTCCAAAATAAATATCGCCGCCTAGGTCATTACAAACGCATTCAAGGTTTGGCGCCACATGAGCGAACAGCATGTTTTCAGTGGTTGAGGCGTCATATGCATTCTGAAACATCCACTGATTCAGGTCGTCAGACACAAACCCTACGGGCGTCCTTTCAGTAATGATTGAGCTGTTTTTAGTGCTATCAATTGTAAAGCGCTCAATTTTACCAGCGCTGCCGGAATGACAGTATTGAAGTCCCTGCTGGGTAAAGCTATTGAATCCCCGTGAGATTTCGGAAAGATACTTGCTGATTGACCGATAGCCGCCAATTTTTCTCGGCAAGCCGCGCTGGAACCTAACCCACTTCCCATCGGTGTAGAAATCGCCATCAAACTTAGTCCCGTCGCGCTTGATGCCGGGATTCGACCGAAGTATGGCGGTAGAAATAGGCATCAGAACGCGCCGCCGTCAATGTTACCGGCTTGGGCGACGCCAAGCGCTGAATAAGCGTCGGCCTGAGTTAACGATTCAAAAATAGAAATTCCGGTTGCTCCGCCGCCAAGATTTATCAAGGCGCCTCCGGCGGTCGTTGTTCCTGTTCCGCCCTGCGCTACAGGAACCGGATTACTCAGAGTGCTAGAGTTGTAATCCGCAAGAACAACATTTGTGCCGTTGCAATAAAGAATTCTCTGCTGACCAGAGGCAACCAATTCGCCGGTTCCCGCAGAGGTTTTCACCGTCAAGGTAAACGCGCCAGTCGTTGAGTTCGTCACCCAATACTGCTGCACGGTTGCCGGCACAATGATGGTTCTGTTGCCGGTCAATACGCCTGTAAAGTTGTACGCAATTCGATTTAGCTCGCTGCCTGACAGGGTGTAATTACCCGTCCCGCCTACGGCGATTACGGTGTAGTCAAAAGCAAAAACAGCGTTCTGGCCAAAGCCAATGGTGTAGAACTCAATGCCGTCGCAGGCAATGATTGCGGAATCGCCGGGCTGAAAGCTGACCGTCGCTCCACTGTTAATGATGTCTGAGCCCTGAGGCGTTGCGACGATTGCACCATCGCCGCTGTTGCGGAGATAGCAAAACCAATTGTTTCCGGCTGTAGCCGCAACTGGCAGGGTCAGCACCCCAGCTCCCGTTGATGTCCAGTTGAACATCTTTGCTCGGTCAGTCACCCCGGCTGAGTAGTTAGAAGAAAATCCGGTGACTGGCACAGACTGAGAAAGCAGGGCGCCGACAGCAACAATGCCAGTCCCAGCCAATGCTGAGGAATTAGCGTTTGACGTTGCAGCGCCATATTGCAGGGTTTCCCAGCTGCCATCCTCTGAGGTGTTGTCGGTTAGGTAGATTTGCCACAGCGTTCCTGAAGCAATGTTGACAACCTGAACGCCCGTTGCGCTTTTGACTACAAAAATGTCTGCGCTTTTATTGTTAAAAAGGATAGTTTCTCCGGTGCCGGCCTTTTGTGCATCCGGCAAGAAGATGCTGAAGCTTCCTGATGAATCAACTACGTCGATGATTCTGGTCGCAAGATTCTCGCTGGTTGAGGTTTCCTCTGGCCAGCTAAGCGTCACATCAGCATCGAGCGTGAGAGCGCTATAACTGATTTCGGATGGGTAGATATTGGCGCCACCGAAGACGCTTGTGTATGTGGTCATGCTTCACTCCTGTTGGCTGAGCGATCCATGATTCGCTTCAGGTCTTCGCCATTCAATGCTTGCGCCGCTCGGTCGTACATAGCCTGCCAGAGCTGCACACGCTCGTCGTTTTTGAGGAACGGCGTTGCCTCAATGAGCGAGGAGTAAAGAAGGAGGTCTGGGGCGTACTCTGTCAGCCAGTTGGTCTGGAATTCTTCGCCAAGGAATCTGGGTTGCTCGTAGAACAGAATCTCAACCGTCTGAGCTGTTGATGGAGTCGGAGCAATAATCCAGTGCTGATAATCGTAGTCGGCGTAATAGGCAGGAGCCGCCGTCTCAGCCTCGTCTGGCCAATATGAGCGGATGTACTCATAGGAGCGGGCAAAGAGCGGGTTTGCGACAGTCGTCATGGACACGGTGTCGCGCCAGCGGTCGGGCTTCATGTAGACAGCCACGCCGGGCACCAAAGGAGTAGTAACGGCCTTGATGAAGCCCTCGATTTTCAACTCTCGAGCAATGCGCCGCTCGGCTAGAGTGATGAGCCGAGGCAACTGCTCGTAGACGATTTCATCGCTCTCAAGCGTGAAGCCGCGCTCCAGATAGCGTCGGAGGTCTACTAGCAGACTGTCATAGGTCATTGTGTAGCTCATCGGAACCCCTTAAGTTTGGCCGCTGCTACAGCATGCACCTGAAAAATTTGACTAAATTATGGGCGCAAAGGCAGCGCTCATCAATCATTCCTTGCGGAAAATCTCGATGGCCGAGATGACAGCGCCGACAGCCAGACCAATCTGCTGCATAGCCTCCGGGTTGACCCCAACGCCCAGCGTGCCCGCCATGACGGCGGCGCCGCGCCAAGTGGAGGGCTCTTTTGCTCGGTCTAGGAAGAATTTCAGGTTCATGGTGCCCCCTACGGTAGGTTAATGAGGTTTTCGGCAATGCGTCGAGCCCATCCTTTGCCATACTTGTCAAAGACCTTTAGCTCAGTCATGAATTTGAGGCGCTGACCATTGAAAATTGCGGCGAGCTTGTACTGATCCATTGCTCGCACTGCCGCCAACGTCCCCTGACCGATAATCCCGTCGTCTTTAACCCCAACAGCACGCTGGAGCCACTTCGCAGCCTGACCAACACCGGAGTTCACCGCGCCGTCAAACACAGCAAAACGCACCTGCTTAGGGAGGTCGTCAGCGTGCAACTTGTCCCAATAGTCCCGGCGGTAAATTTGATGTGCTCGGTCTAGCGTCAGGTTCTTGATGTCTTCCATTGGATACGAATTAGCCGCAACGCCGTACTTGGTGCCCAGCAATTCACCCACACCTACCTTGCCGCCAGTCCAGTTGCCGGGGTCGTTGCGGTCGTCGCTGTACCCACCTTCATGGCCGATAAGTACCTTGAAAGATTCCTCGAAAGTCATTTGTCTACCTTTGAATCAAGTTTATCGAAAATTCTCGACAGCATTTCTTTCACTTCTCGGATGTCGGCACGATAGTCTTCGCGGGCCACATAGGTTCGTGGAAGGTCTTCCCGTAGTTTTGCCAAATCCGCACGAAGTTCGACGCTGGCTTCCCAAACAGAGCGCCCAAACCACCCAATCATCGACGTAGTTGCGCCAAGGATAATGTTAAACAACATTTG